GCTGATTATGATGCGTTGTTTTTCATGCCGCATGATGAAGATGAAAACAAAGTTGAAATACATGCAAGAAAGTTTGTATCACAAGGTGAAGCTTTAGATGGTAACGAAATAGGTCCATCATGGCATGTTGTGTTATTTAAATTGGATGAAGAAGGTATGGCCAAGGATATAGATACATTTGATGCTATATTTGCCGAACCTAGGGAATATGTTTCGGAATTAATACCACTTAATTTCTACGGAGTGGTAGCAAGGAAAACAACAACATCCAAGGTTTTCCTGGAAGACTTTGTTGCCAAAATCTCCACAGTCTGATACAATGTAATTTTGAAACTCGAAAGTTTATTATGATACTCGTTGACTTGAATCAGGTCCTATTGTCTGGCTTGATGGCTCAAATTTCTAACCAAAAAGGTAAGAAGCTAGAGGAAGATTTAATTAGACACATGGTGTTGAACATCATTAGGAATCACCTAAGAAGTTTCCGTGCTGAGTACGGAGAAGTTGTGTTGTGTTCTGACAACCGTAAATACTGGCGCAAGGAATTCTTTCCTTTCTACAAAGCTGGTCGCAAGAAAACCCGTGAAAAATCCGATTTAGATTGGCACCTTATCTTTGATATGTTGGCCAAATTCAAGGTCGAACTCAAGGAAAATTTCCCGTACAAAGTATTGGACATTGAAGGCGCTGAAGCCGATGATATTATCGGTGTATTGGCACCAATGGCAGTTAAGAATGAAAACGTCCTGATTATTTCTAGTGACGGTGATTTCCTACAATTGCAAATGTACAATAGTGAGTTTAACAATCCACACACTATCAAGCAATACAATCCTGCTCTCAAGAAATTTCTCGTATCAAACAATCCAGCGGAAGAATTGAAAGAGAAGATTATCAAAGGCGATAAAGGTGATGGCATTCCTAATGTGTTATCACCATCGGATTGTTTTGTCCGTGATTTGAGACAAACACCTATCACTAAAGGCAAATTAGATAAGATGATGTCTGAAAACTACGGCGATTGGACTGATGACACAGCCAAAACTGGTTTCTCTCGTAATCAAGTACTGATTGACTTGAGAAGCATACCTGATGACATTAAGACTAAAATCCTAAATAGCTACGAAGAAACTGTACCTGCATCTAAGGGAAAGATACTTGACTATTTTATTGCTAACAAGCTAAAAAACCTAATGGACGTAATTGAGGAATTTTGATGAAAAATATACATGAAGTGTTTGATGAATTTGAATTGGCCAAAAACAAAAAAGAGCGTATGAAAGTGATAGAGAATAATCTATCACCAACTCTTGTTAAGGTTTTGGAATTAGCGTTTCATCCGCAATATAAATGGAAAATTACGGAGTTACCAGACTCCTACAAAATTCCTAATGATGTTTTACCTGGACTTACATTCGATGGCTTACCAGCACAACTGAGAAGAATGTATATGTTTCAGGAAGGCAATACTACAGCAGAAACATTGACGCCTAAAAGACGGGAAGAATTGCTTTTGCAAATGTTAGAATCTATTGAGCCAAGAGAAGCAGAAGTTATCATTGGTATTTTATCCAAAGATTTAGGTGTCAAAGGCCTAGATTATAAATTTGTTAAAGAAGCATTTCCACAATTGTTACCATAAGGAGAGAAGGTGTCGAAGTTTGTTGCTAAGTTCCGTAAGAATGATTATAATGATGATTATAATTTTCAGGATAAGAAGAAGCGTAGAAAGGATAATAAGACGGATAGAAAATCCGGCAATTATTCCTATGATGATTATTCGGATTTTTACAATATGGGCTCGCAGAAGCGTAAAGAAAAGAGAATGTCGTAAAAATACAACACTTCATTTGACATTTGGCAGTTAACGTAGTATAATGGTGACTGTTTGGAGGAATATTATGATTTATGTGAGAATACCGAAGTCGAAACCTAAGCTAAAACCTAGAGCCGAGCGTGAGCAGTATGCGGAATGGCTAAAAAGTCACGAGCCGACTAAAAAAATTGTGTTTCCTGCTCGTGATCCGTTACAGTATAAGCTATCAGCGCCTGCCGGACGTGAAACTAGACACATTCCTTCATTAAATAGTAGCGGTGGCTCAGCAACTAAAGCGCCGGCTAAGATTTATACTGGCGACAAAATGCTCGGAATTGCAACTTTGCACAAATCTAACGCTGTTCCCGTCTTTTCCGGCGAGGAAGCAGTCGAAATTTCAAGTATGAGGCGATAAAAAATGCAGGAAAATCAAGAAAAACAAGAAAATCCTAAAAATTTGGATTTTTTTGAAGTGGATTTAGCAGTCCGAAGATGGGCTGCTCAAACCGGACACGAAAATGACCAAGAATGGTTTAAAAAAATGAAGGAACAATATGAGTAAGAGCAGAATGTTCTCTTATGAAGAAATTTTTGAAGCTATTCCGGATGATCCTGACAATATCCTGTTGAAATTTCCTCCATACTTGTTGGAAGAGACAGGTTGGTCCGAAGGAACCGTGATAAATATTACCGTTGAAGATACAGGATCCGGTAACGTGATGATTATAACACCTGTTGCTCCATAGTAACATTACTATTGTTAGAATGTTGAATCTATGTTATAATAGATACTATCAACACAGGAGATAATTATGGTAGAAACTGATTCATTGTCAACATCCAAATCAATACTGGCTAAACTGATGGCCACAGAAAATTTGATTGTTGAAGAAAAAAGAGTCCGTACGGCTTCATTTGATGTTCAACGCCGTATTCTAACAATTCCCATTCTAGACCAAAAACTATCCACATACCTTTATGACCTATTTACAGGCCATGAAGTTGGTCATGCTCTTTGGACTCCCGAAGCTGGCATGAAAAAAGCTATGGAAATGAAAATTCCACATTCGGTTAGCAATTTAGTGGAAGATTCCCGTATTGAACGTAAGATTAAAAACAAATATCCAGGTCTCAAAGCATCTTTTATCAAAGGTTACAATGAATTGATGGAACGTGATTTCTTTGGCACCAAAGACATTGACCTAAACCAACTTAATTTCCTCGACCGTGTTAACATGCATTGCAAAGGTGGTGCTGGCCTCAACATTCAATTTAGTACTGATGAGCGTATTCTGCTTGATGCCATCGAATCAACAGAAACATATGATGATGTGATTGAAGTATCCAAACGTGTTACCGAATATTGCAAAGTGGAAAACGAAAAAACAAAACAGTTAAAAACACTTCAAGCCAGCGAAGATGGTGATGATTATGATTTTGATTCGGAAGATCCTGAATATGATGAATTAGAAACCACAGATGATGATGGTGATTCTGATGGAGATGAAGCATCAGGTGACGATGAAAACGAAAAAGAAGAAGGTACTAGTTCTGGTGCCGGCGGTGGTAGTGAGAAAGAAAAAAATACTGGCTCAACTGCTGGTGATGAAATTCGTTCCTTTACTGATGAAGCCTATCAACTTAACCAACAAAAACTTTTCCAAGAAGGCAACTTTACTTATGCCTATGTGAACATTCCAAAAGTTGATGTTAATAAAGTTATCTTTGACCACAAACCTTTGTACAAAGAACACAGAGCTTGGGTAAAAGAAAGAATGGCTGATGGTTATAGTCATTATGAACCTGACTTTGAAAACTTCATCAAAACCAAAAACGACCTGAACAAAGTTGTTTCATACTTGGTTAAAGAGTTTGAGATGCGTAAAAATGCTGACCAACTTAAACGTGCTTCTGTGGCTAAAACTGGTGAATTGAATATGGACAAAATATTCTCTTACCAATTTAGTGAGGACATCTTTAAGAAAATCTCCGTAGTTCCTGGTGGTAAGTCTCATGGTTTAGTAATGTTCCTTGATTGGTCTGGTTCTATGGGCAATCACATTAACAACACCATCAAACAATTGTTGGCTCTGGTTCTATTCTGTAAGAAAGTAAACATTCCTTACGAAGTGTATGCTTTTGTTTCTGAACCACACTATGACCATTCATACAGACCAGAAGCAAAATCTGGTGACTTGTTCATGCACCATTTTTCATTGTACAATGTTCTATCAAATAGAATGAGTGCTTCTGAATTCACTTATGCATGTACCGTTTTAACCGATTTTGGTAATACTGGTGGTCGTAAAACACCTGAATGGTTTAGATTGAGTGG